TTAAGATAGAATATATTTTATTTATGTCAATAAGATAGAATATTAGGATTCTCCATAGAATTCCTATAAATGGTAATGTCATTATGGCTAATTCTATCCAATATAATGATAAATAAAGTAAAGTTTGCCATAAGACTAAATTTTGATACACCCAGACAGGTGTTTCTTTTATTTGGTCTAAATATTCCTGATCCATTATGTCTTCATAAAAACCACTAGCGTCACAACAAACTGACCAGGGTGATTGTGAAATAAAAGATTGAAAATCACTTAAAGACTTAATATTTTCTTCATTTTTAAGATAAATGAAGATTTCGGTGAATTTGGTAGGTGTGTAAAATGTTGCTTCTGGAAATAATGTTATTAAATTAGGTTGCATCTTATAGATCTGTCGAGGTATCTTTGTCATTATTGCCATATAGTTATCTATCCATTCTCTTGTTAATTCTTCCCAACCCATTGGAAATTTGTATAATTTAGAAACAAGTTTGGCATATTTATCTTCTTCAAGTTTATCAGTGTGCAATTGAGTACATAAAACTTGGTAATATGATGGAAATGGATTTCTCTTAATAAATGACCAGAAAGCTAATTGCTTTTTGTTCAAATTATTTTGATTGATTTTAAGAAATAAGGAGATTTTTTGTCTTTCTGTTAAATTTTCTTGCATCCATTTATTTTTTTTTTCATGAGGTAATTGTGACCAAATAGCCTCTTTTTCTTTTGATACATTACCATTATCAGTAGTAATGACATTTGTATCTTTGAATGAGTTGAATTTTACTTGAGATATTAACATTTGATCTTTTATTTTTATAGGAGCAAATTCAATTTTCATAAAATCAGATAATGAATCTTGTTTAAAATTTTTATTATTTTTTTGTTGTTCCATTTGATGTAATAAATGTTCTTGATCATGTATAGTTATTTTTATTAAATTTTCAGGGTCTTTAATGCCCATTATATTTGCAAGTTGTATAAAATCTTGTTGGTATTCTTGTGCGAATTGTTTCCATAAAAATGGTAACCAAGCTGTGAGATAGCCGTGACCGACTCCGCGTTGCATTGATTCAAATAAGTATCGCCTGGATCTGAAATCCGATTGATAGTATCTGAATGCGGTTCTTCTTATTAAAACAGCTTCAAGATTTTTATAAACTATATGATCTGGCATTTTATTTTTTTTTTTTAAGTCCAGGAGCATTGTTTGTCTTTCGTCTATGGTTTTTTTTTGTGCTTGAGCTCCAATATCTGCACGTATTTTTTGTTGATGTTTCCATAGATTATACATGTCTATTATTGGTTTATTTTCAATTTTTTTATACTTTACATCTTTTACCATGTTACCAAGGTATTGTATTTGTTCAATATCAGAATTATGAAAAGGAAAAAGCTCCATATCAACTCCATAATATTTAAGACAATTTTCCATTTTTTCTTTTAAAGTTTTCCAGGGACTACCTGGTGGTAATTCCTTTGTAAACTTCTTATAAGAAATATTCATTCCCCATAAATCATCATCACCAGTATTATATACTAAATTTTTTTTGAAGAATTCTTTGGGTGATTTTCTTTTGGTGTAAGATCCATCTTCATTTAAGTTATGAAACCGGCACCAGGCTGACATGAATTGGCCCCTTAAAGCCCATGTATTATCCATGGTAGTTGCTGATGCACCAGTTCCATAACCTTGATTTTTATAATGAACATTTCTAATTAGATCAAGATTTTCTGAAATTTCTATTATTTGTTCTCTTATTTGTTTAATCTTTGGATTATAAATTTTATGAATATGATATTTTTTGAATTGTTCATTTGAAATAGATTCACCTGTGGTATCGTAAAAACAATGATATGTTGAATTTCGTGGATCTTTTGGATATGTTTTCGTTGTTAAAAGTATTTTATCATTGTAATCAAAAGTCATAAATTTATTATTTTTTTTTGTAGCTTCATTTACATTAGAAATGAACTTCGCTAATTTTATATTTTTTTGATTTTTTTGTGTTTTTTGTAAGTTTAATATTTTTGATTGTTCTTTAATGAAACACTGATTTAGACGTTGACGATTTGATTCTTCTCCTTCCTTAATATAATCTAAAACAATATGAGTATTCCATTTACATTGATATGTATGTTTTTTATAATACATCGGTAACTGTGATACTGATCTACAAGTTAGTAATTTTCCATTTAAAAGATGAATATTTTCTTCTATAAGATTTCGAGTAAATTTATTGATAATTGACTGCTTATTAACGTCATTTTCAGGAAATTGATCAATGTATGTTTTAATTTTTGGTTTTGAAGATAATAAATCCTCAATATCAATAATATTTGCATTAGGTGTTTCTTTTAGAATTTTAATAGCACGTTGTTCAAATTCTTTGTATGAATTATTTAAAAAATATGGGTATTGACTATACTTTGATAAGACATTAACATTAGTAATGTCTGTATTTAACATTGTTGAATTTTCAATATGGATATTATACTTATAAATAGGTAACTGAGACGGTGAATGACATAGTAAAATTTTAGTGGTATCAGCATTCTCATTAATATAAGTTGAATACTTTTGATTTAAATTATTCCAGTTGTTAGTTTTAATTGCTTCAGTTCTTAATTGATCCAATTCTTGCTTAATTGGTTGACATAACTTGTCAATATCTTCAAATTGACTTATTTTCCCAGCAAGTGTAGTTTTTCCGGCTCCTGGTGGTGCACATATTGCAACTGGTTTTGAATTTATTCTTTCTGGTGTAATTATCACTGTTTGTGATTTATCATATTTTGAATCAATATCTATAAATTTATTTGGAAACTGTGCTGTCAATTCATTTATTAATTCTTTATTATTAATACCGATTGTAATTGAATTATTAGAAGGTTTTGTAATTCCTATTATATATGCGTCATTCATTTTATCATAATGAGAACATGCGACTGATGCGATATTTGGACCATTTGGTTGGTTTTCATAACCTTTTTTTATTAATTCCTTATGGAAGAATCTAGAATATTCTCCCTGAGTACTGTCATATTGTGAAGCGTCATTAGATGACATTAATTTATATTTTTTAAGTTCTTTGAATAATGGTTCCATTGTTTGATTTAATATCATACCAGAGCCTGTTCCAGTTGTTTTCCAAGTTACTCTTTTTGTTCTTTCTAAGAAAATTATTTGATCCATCCAGTAAGACATCAAGTCCTGTGATACGACTGTTCTCACATTTTTTTCCTTTTCAGTAATTGATGGTAAACTAACTACTTGAGCTTTCACGAATCCATGGTACAATTGATTTGGATAAGTTCCTTTTTTTAAATTATCTATAGCCATATCAGTAATTATCTTTTCCCAGCCGTCATCAAACATTTGTTTTCTTGTTCTAAAATGTTGGATAAATGGTAATCCTGGTGAATATCCCATTCGACGTGTACCTCTGGTGATATAATCATAGTCAAGATAATATTTTATTAATCTAGGATCTGTTAGTTTAACTTTTTCAAACTGTTCTGGATATTGAGTAACTAAAGCGTCAACGACATCGATGGCCATTTCTTGATCTCCCTCGTTCATAGGTTGAAAATTTGGGACATACCTATCTATTGACCAGTCAATTCTTTCACTTTCTATATTTGATAATATGACTGCGTCGCCACCTTGATCTACTTTTGACATATTTTTATAATATAAATTACGATCTTCAAAATTTTTATCAACAACAAAATTTTCGAATTTTACAATTTTTTTTTTTGGATCATTAAGATCATTCATTTTTTCTTCGTCATTTTCACTAGAAATGACGTTTTGAAGTATGGCCTCACTTATAGACATATGTGGTTGGGCTACATTAATTGGCCTTTTAAATTCTTTTTCTTTGAAATTGACAGGTTCTTTCATAAATTTAAATTTATATCTATTTTCAAGTTCATTTACTATGTCATTATAATCATCAAGGAAATTTGTCCTTTCCTTGGGGTGTGAATATTCGATTTCATGAAGAAGTTGGTTCTTCAATGAAAGAGGTTTGATATTTAGGATAGCCGATGCAGCCCATACAGATTTAATCCGTAAGGCTTTTGGTTGATCGAATATCATATCAACGATTTCAAACACAATCATAGTGAACTCTATCCACATACATAACGCATAATTGTAGATTATTTCACCAATTTTATATATGTTAGAAAAAAAATTTTTTAACATATTTAAATTTTTAATCTCCTTATCAAAGATCCAATTATAAAAATCTGATAAGCCTGGTATATATTTACATATACCCTTTAAAAATTGATGAATTCTATTAATAACTTTTACATATGTAGGACATAGGTCATTAGATTCTGAATAAAAAGGAGGAGGATTTTTAAAAAAATTTTTTTTTTTATTTTGTTGTATCAATTTTTCAATAGGGTCATTTTCAGTTTCCCATTTTTTTATGGCCATAAAAGCTGCATGTTTTAAATCCTTGCGGCTTAAGGATCCTTGTTGAAATAAAGCTTCTTTTTCTTTGAATGTGCCGTCTTTTTTATAATAACCATTAGTTTTAATGATATTATATTGTGATGGGTCATAACCTGGACTAGATTCATAGATAGCGATTAATGCCATCATTATTTTTGGTATTTCTTCTTTTTTTATTTTTTCGTAAGCTTCCATTTTTTTTTCAATGGATTTAATGAAATCCATATTTGAGTGTATAAAATCTATAGTCTCTTGTTTTTGTTGTTCTTGACTATAATTATATTTAATGCATTTTTTTTCGGTACATGAAGAATTACATGAAAGGCATTTTATTAGTTGAATCTGATCCATATCATCACCACAACAATTACAATAATGAATTGTATCATTTAAAACTTGATTAATTAATTCTTTTTTTAATTTTGTTTTTAATGGTTCAGAAATATCATTAACAGTAGTAATGATTTCTTTATATATTAATGAGGCAGCTTCTTGGGTATCATCCAATTTTCCCGTAGAGGATACATTTTTTATTTTTTTTTTATATTGTTCGACTAATTCACAGAATTCGTCGGTTTTAATTATTTTTTTATAATTTTCTTCTTCTTTTTCTCCTGTTAAAATAATATCTTCGATTGTGCCCAAAGCTGGCATGATGAAATTATTGAGAGGCGGAATTGCCTTTCCGAGAGTAAAAAAATCATTAATATACCATAATGAAACAATAAACGTTCCAATTATACATGAAATGATAAGTGGTATTAAAAGAATAACATGATGTTGATAACAGGATTTTAATATGAAAATTTGACAATTGATAAATGGTGAGTAAAGACCTGTTTGATCCAATACCTCTTCGAGTTTTTTTATATCTAAGTTGAATGGTAACTCGAAGGCTAATTTATCATCATATCGCACTAAAGGAGTGCCATCTATGTTATTTTTTTTTACCTTAAATGTAAAGGGTTTCCATTTCCCAAATGAAGTGGTGAACATACCTTCATAACGCCAATTATGCCATACGTCATATATGGATAAGTGACCAGGTAATTTCACAGTTCCACTTTCATTTAGATTGACCCAATGCCATTGAATGTAAAATTGGTTCGTTGGAATTTTAAATAATTTACAATTATTACGGCATAAAAATGATATATCTTCAGCTAGTTGATAACGAAGATAATAAAAACAATGGAAAAGCATAATGTAGAGTGTGGTCCACGGCCATAGTAATATCAATGGGTATTCCCATATGAATTTGACAATAGGAGTGAAATAACGTAAAGAGAAAGGTACGTCAATCCACGTAAATGGTTGGATGGTAGTGATTACTACTAAAAATGGTAATAAATACGAATATAATAATTGTGGCATTAACCATATTTTAGTAGCT